GCTGCTGCTGAGTGGTTGCGCCGCCGCGCTGAACGATAGTGCAATCTGCGATGGCACGATGCAAAGCAGGACGAACCATGCGGCGGCACTGGCGGCGGATGGTGGCCCGCGTTCGTTGGTCACGGGTGCGCTTCTGATTCAACAGATCGACGCTGGGTGTAGGAAATGACCCCTCGTCAGCAGCAAATCTACAACGCTGTGCAGCGGCTCGGCAGCAAAACCGCTGCGGCCAAAGAATTGCAGGTTGATCGCAAGACAATCCGCAGATCATACGCTGCGGCAGAGGCTTGGCTGAACGCGGATGAAGGCATCATTGCCGCGCTGGAAAGCACTGGCCTATCTGCTGACACAGGCAAGCATGGCTGGAGGCGCGTCCAGAATAAAGAAACAGGCTCATGGGATTCGGTCTTTTGGAAGTCTGAGGTATCGCAAGAAGAAGTAACGCCTTGGGCGGATCTGTTCCGAGAAGCCTTAGGGTCTGTGCCAGAGGCTTTGCCCGCGCTAGTTCCTGACAATGTGTCGCACGACCTACTTCCGCGCTACATCATCGCTGACGTTCACTTTGGGATGAAAGCATGGGCTGACGAGACGGGTGCGGAGTATAACATCGCAATCGCCGCACAGCGCTTGGCCGAGTCGTCGGCCACACTGATCGGCGCGGCGCCGTACACAGATCGGGCGATCATCTTGAACCTAGGCGATACGTTGCACCAGAATGATGGCAAGAACATTACGCCAGCATCAAGCCACATCCTTGATGTCGATGGTCGATTTGCTCAGGCGGCGATAGCTGCGGTTCGGGCGCACGTCAACATGATCGAGGCGGCTAAGGCGAAGCACAAAAACATTGACGTTGTGATCTTGGCTGGAAACCATGACCCAGACTTTACGCAGATGCTGGCGATTGCTTTAGTGTTCAAATACGAAGCTGACGAACGCGTGACGGTTCATTTTAACCCAGCTAAATTGTGGGTCTGGGAGTTTGGGCGCAATATGCTGACCGCGCATCATGGCGACAAGACCAAGCCAGATCGCATTGTGATGCAAGCGGCTGATGTTCACGCGCCGATCTGGGGCCGCACATATTGGCGATACCTAGATACAGGGCATATACACCAAGACAGCGCAAAAGACATCGGTGGGATGTTCTGGGAAAGCCATCGAGCAATCACAACACGGGACGCAGCTGCGGCGGGCTTTGGCTATACTGGCCGATCAACAATGAAGTGCATCACTGTGCATCGTGAGCGTGGCGAGGTTATGAGGCACACAGCAGCGATAGGTTGATTGTGGGGGTGTTCTGCACCCTGAGCGCATGGACCGTGGTGTCCTGCCTTCTCTACCCCACGCAGGGCATGATCTGATTTACATACCACGAAGCCACTGATCGACCAATGGCAAATATTTGTGATCTTCCCCGTATTTTTCAATCCATGATGCTTTCCCATTGTGAATCGCATCTGGGCCATCTTGATGGTGCGCTTTACAAAGCGGGATCACATCCATGTCGCTTGTCTTAGCGGATCCATAGCGCCCGCAGATAACATGATGTGCATCGCTAGGTCCGTGTTTTGTGCAGATTACGCAGGGAAGTTGTTTGACGCGGGCAATATGCGCCCGCGCCTTAGTTGTGCCACGTTCGGCCTTAGATTTTTTTTGACCTAGTGGGCCGCGTCCTGTTAGGTCAGCCATCTTTCCCATTTCAGGCATTGGATGTTGTTTTGCTGGGCCATGTCATAAAGATGAGTGACTTTAGCTTTTGACTTTTTAGCCAGTCCTATTTCCACTTCGATTCGGTCTTTTTCTTCATAGAGTGAAGAAAGTTTAGCATAGGCAGTGGACTTCATAAAGGGCTTCAGTATCCAGTGCATGATTACATCCCTAGCGCTGCGCGATACATCGTTTCAATGGCCTCTTCCTCTGCTACTTCATCAGCGCGTTTTTTCCTCAAAGCCACGACCTTGCGAAGCACCTTTGCATCATAGCCAGATGACTTTGCCTCAGTATAGATCAGGTTGCGAACGTCAACACAGTCATCGATGGTAGCATTTATGTGTTCAATACGTTCAACAAGCTGAAGCAGTTCTTGGTTGATGTCTTGCATGTCAGTTCCTTGGTTTGGTTGTTGGGAGGGCTTTGAGAACGGCTTTGCCTTGGTCTGTTAGTTGCCAGTGATTTCCAACGCTTTGAATCGTAAACCACGGGCCATCATCTGGGCGATCTACACGTTCAGCCCATCCGACTAGTTCAAGGCTGTAAAGTGCTGCGCCATGAACATTGCTGTGAATTGATGTGAAGACTTCTTCCCCGTATTTCTCAATATCTTTGAGCGCTTGCCACCTCGTGGCGTTTAGTCTTGGTTTCATTTGCTCTCCTTTTCAGACCACACGACACCATGCCGTGCGCCATATTCGTAAATCATTTCGATCAGATCAGACATCTGCGGCTTGGTTAGCTTTGACGATCTAAACCCAAGCGGGAATGGACCTGATCCATCCAAGCCTTCCGCGAATGCTACCTGATGGCCTAGAGAGTGCAGAAAGGCGCACTTCCACGTTTCAGGTGTCCATCTGCGGCCTTCTGGGCGGGCCATTGCCACATCGGTCAGCATGGCCCACATCTTGTCATTCTGCTCCAAAGTCCGATCACCGCCCGCGATTGTCACGGTTGAGAAGTCTGGCGCTGCGTCTATAAGCTGGTGGGCATAGAGGCGTTGCAGTGAGCCTGTGAGGCGGATCTTGTATGGCATCATCCCGCGCCCTGATTGGTCCAGTGGCTGACCATCACCGCGAAGACCTCATCGCGCGGGATGTCCAGTTCCTTCGCCACCTTGTCCATCGTCATCGAGGCCAAGGCGTGCCATATGCCGCCCGCTTCTTCTTCGAGGCGGTCATAGGTGGCAATGATTAGCTTCCTATCAGACATTAAACTTCTCCCGCAGTTGCTGAAGTTTCATTTCCAGATCACCAAGGAACTTAATCACCTCAGCCTTGATGTCTTCCTGCATAGCGTGATCTGCGTGGACCCGCTGCATCCAGAAATTCATATCTCCGGGCATACGGGGATCAAAGCTGACGAAATCGCACCATTCCCTTCCGCAGCACATCATTTGCACCTGCATCTGGATCATGTATTTTGACGGCACCTTGCCAGCCAGCAGCGTCTCAATGTGAGTGGCAGAGTTTGGGCATTTAATTTCGATCAGCCCATCCGATCCCACCAGCCCGTCAGGTGATGCTCCGAAGCCAGCGATGGTTGGGTGCGGGATGAAACCTGTCTCTACTACAGCCTCGCCTGTCATCAACTCGTAGGCCATGCGGGCCTGTGGCTCTGTATCCGTTCCCCACTGCATGGCGGTGCTAGAAAAGCCCTCTGTGGGCGTCTGCGTCAGCCTCTCGGTAATAAGCTGGGCCATGTAGTTGGCCCGACTAGCGCTGTAACCTGTTTTGGTGGTCGCCATCACATCGGCGGTGCGGGATGCTGTGACACATCCCAACCGCGCTGCGAACCATTCTTCACTGCGCTGTTCCATTTTCCATCCCCTGTTGTGCTGCTTTTTTCTTGAGCATTGCCACTGCATCGACGCCCTGCTTCTCGGTCAGGTCTTCGAGCGTCTTCACCTTCCAGTAAGTGCAGAACTTTACTTCGTCTGTTTCGGTGTCAAAGATCAGTTCGTTGATCTCTTGGAACTGTTCTGCGCCGATCAGGCGGACCGCCTCGGCCTTGGGCGCGGCTTTCGCAGCTGCGTTGCCATCATCGTCTTCCGGCGCGATGCCTGTGAGGCTCTCAAGGCCGATCCGCTTGGCATAGGTCGTGGCTGACTTCATGCCCTGCATATCGTTCTTGTTGATGATCAGTGGCACATCGCAGGAAATCTCAGTGCCGCTGGCGCCATGCACCAAGGTCGTCCGCATCACCGCGCCGTGTTCATCGCGCAGCATATAGTGAAACATTGCGATGCCTTGCTCGTTCAAGGCAGGAACAGCAACAGAAACCACATCCCCAAGGTCGGCGTATTTCGATTTGAACGCGGGGTTGGTTGCGCCTTTCACAACCCTGCCCATGCCAGCTTGTGCGGCGCACAAAGCCATGTAGATGTTTTTATGTTCGGTCATATCAAAACCCCATCCCATAAGCCAAGAACCACAGGCCGTAGCCAATCCCAAAAAGCATCACAGCCCCAACTGCATCTTCGATCCACTCACGCATTAGTAAAACTCCACGTCATTCCATAAAGACAGGATGGCGTCCTGCAACGCTTTAGGCAGTTCTTTGACGTTGAACGGCATATCCAAGATGTGCAGTTCAGCAACTTCGACAGTGTTCATGTCTACTTCTTCCCAGACAGGCGAGTTCGGCACACCGAAGTCTGTGCGAACACTGTCTGCGATAAAACGAACCTTGATTTCTTCCCCTTTGTAGTATGCTTGCATGACTTTTTCTCCTGTCCTTGCAAATTTCTTGTAACGCGCTTGTTTGTCGTTGTAAACACATATTTGCATGTGGCGCAAGAATGTGCATGATAAGCGTATGGAAAACACATCATCACGCATCGCACTAGCCCAGCACATCAAGGCTGAAGGCATGAAGAAAAAAGAGTTCGCAGCCTATATTGGCGTGACGAACAGCCAACTATCAAGATGGTTGTCTGGCGTTGTTGTGCCAGATAGGCTGTCGCGCAAGCTGGTGGAGTTCGCCACTAGGCAAGTCGTTTCAGCGGATGGATGGCATGAAAATACAACCTAGTTTCGCCCCTAAGACTCGGAACAAGTATGGCGCAAGGAAAACACAAGTTGGTGAGATCACCTTCGACAGCAAGAAGGAAGCGCAGCGTTACATGGAGTTGCAGCTGCTGGAACGGGCTGGGGAAATCAGCAACCTACGTCGACAGGTCAAGATCGATCTGATCGGTCAGTACAGACCCATGTACACACGCACAGGGCGCAAGATGAGACTGACAGTGGACTTTGCCTATGTCGAGGATAACATAGAGGTGCTGGAGGATGCCAAGGGGATGTGGACTCGCGACTTTGAGGTCAGATATGCAGTCGCCATCGCCATGGGCTTAAATCTTCGAGTTACGTGAAAACGCTTTATTCGTTTTTGAATAGGGTGTAAAAAAATGGGCTGGGAGCGCTCGAACGCTCGACCAGCCCTAGTAAGCCGCAGCGGGTGAGAAGTCCGCTGATCTCGGCAAGCGCATGAACCAGATGCGCTGATCGTGGTTCTACACTGCGATTGGCGTCTCCACAACATTAAGGAGTGCCGAAATGCATAGCTTCGATCCAGACATAGCGCAGAGGGTGGGCATCCATGCCGCTGTGCTTTACCAAAATATAGTGTGGTGGTGCGCTAAGAACGCAGCCAACGGCCACAATGAACACGATGATCACAACTGGACATATAACAGTGTCAGGGCGTGGTCTGAACTTTTCCCCTACATGACTCCTAAGCAGATCAGGACATCGCTAGAACGCCTTGAGGCCGATGGCATGATCCTGTCTGGGTCATACAATAAATCTGCATACGATAGGACAAAATGGTTTTGCCCATCAGGACAAGACCATTTGCCCTACAAGGCAAATGAAGTTGCCACTGAGGGCAAACCTATACCAGATGTAAACACAGATACTAAACCAGAAGAAGTATTGGGCCCAAAAGCACCCAAGCAACGCAAGCCTGAAATGGATCTGCCAGAGGGGTGGATACCAAGCGACAAGAATGTTCAAGACGCGATAGATCGCGGTTTCACAGCACAGGAGATCGAAGATGAAGCAGACCGATTTGGAAACTACCACCGCTCTAAGCAAAATCGATACCGCGATTGGGACGCCGCCTGGCGGACATGGCTTGGCAATGCGCGGAAATATAGAACCGCTGACAGAGGAAAAGGTGGACAAAGGTCTGGCATGGCTGCGGCGTTTGCCTCAGCTGCAGCAGACATCGTTGCCAGAAAAAGAAACAGTGAAGCGGATCCAGCAGACGTTAATGACTCCAGCGGATGGGGTGTGGATGCTCGCTAGGGTGGCTGCACTCCTGAGCCCATATTACGAAAAAGACATCCCACAAGCTGTTCGTAAGATGGAAGCAGAAGATTGGTTTAACGCCCTGCGTGAGTTTCCACAGTGGGCTATCGAAAGGGCTGTGCGCTGGTGGAAGTCTGATGCCAACGCAGACCGCCGAAAACGCCCGCTAGAGGGCGACATCGTGGCTCGGTGTAGGATTGAGATGGATGGCGTGGCATCGGCCTGTAAGGTGCTGGAAATGAAGCAGCGTGGAATAGAGCATAAGGAAGAACCGCGTGAACGCCTGACGGCAGATCGCGCTGCGGAAATCATGCGGGATGTTGGGTTTGGAGTGAAGCGCATGGAGTGAAAATAGTTGCGATAAACGCAAAAAATCGCTGTAACGCATTTTTTTCTGGTTGTAGAGTAAACTCACAAGAACAGCACAACAACAAAGGAAGAACTACACATGACAAACCGCATTACCATTAAGAACCTCGACAGCAAAGTGGAAACACTGAATGACTTGTTTGGTTATGAACCAGAACCCTATGGGCCAAAAGGGGAAGATGGGCGCCATACAGTTAATGTAGGAACATTCGTTCTAGACATCAACGGACAGGGTTCTCGACTGTGCCAAATGGTAGGGTCGCAGGGTGGGCAACGTGATCTAACCTTACGCGGAACTGCTAGACAAACCTATGAGGCTATCGACGCCTTTATCACTGGTGCGCGATATATGAAAAGCGCCATGACAGGAGAGAACTAAAATGATTAACATGACAATCGCTGGCAACGTAGGCAAGGACGCCCAGCTGCGAACCACGCAGGGCGGTGACCCTGTGCTGGGTTTCTCCATCGCCGTCGACAACGGTAAGGATAAGAACGGAAACAAGCGCGACAGCACTTGGGTGCAATGCAGCATCTGGGGCAAGCGGGCTGACAGCCTAAGCAGCCACATCGTCAAAGGCACAAAGCTGGTGGTGTCTGGACGCCCTAACGTGGATGTTTACGAAGGCAAGGGCCGCTTAACACTCTCGGTGCAAGACCTGACGTTCATGGGCGGCACAAAGGAACGCAACGAACAAGAACCGCAGATTAACAGCCGTTCTGATCTAGATGATGAGATTCCATTTTGAGCGAGCGCATGGAATACAACATCGTTAAAGACCAGCGTGGCGTTTTGCACACCATATTTGATTCAATGCAACATGGTGACGAGGTGGTATATCACATTGGGGAATACGCTTCTGGCAAGCATAAAGCTGATGCGCTGCAACTTTACATTGAAGGAAAATGCATTCTTTACCAGCGCAGACTAGGTGGTGGAAAGTTTGCCTACATTGCCCGCAAACCAATCAAACTGTGAGGGTGTGGCAAGTGGATGATCCAGTGGGAATGGGCGAGGTCTTCTTGCCAAGCAGAGACAGCAAGGAAGCCTACAACGTAGCATGTAATGAGGAACTGCTAGACAGCGCTGCGCGATACGCGATGGAATTGAGGACAGTTGAGGCAAGGCGGGATTTCGTTGGAACTTGGCGCGAGAACCAACGCAATGCACTAAAAGCAAAAATTAAAGAACTGTGGGAGAAACGAAATGAGTGAACTGGTTGAACGGCTGCTTGCCGAAGAGACTGACCTGACCGACTGCGCCGCCGACCACATCGAACAGTTGGAAGAGAGCCACAAGGAGCTAACCCTGCAACTGCTTGCCACCAGCGGGCAGGCCGCAGATGCGTTGGACAAACTTGCCAAGGCGGTGGAGGCCCTTGAGCAGATCACAACAATCATATTCAGCGCCGTGCAGGGAGACAATGAGCATGGTGTTCGTGCGCTAAACGAAGCTGCGGCAAAGGACTACCTGAAGGATTTCCCACTGACTTTGTCTGCAATTACTGAAGTGCAGGATGTGATTAATGCCGTGCTGGCTGAACTGGAGGGTAAATAATGCTATGGTCTGATGAAGTTTTGGCAGAAAATAGCCGCGAGATGAAGCGCCTATGGCTGGCGGGGACGATTGCTGCGGGTATATGTGCGGATGGACACTTTAACGGTGTCGCCGAGAGCGCAATATTGCTAGCCGATAAAATCTTGGAAGAACTGGCTAAGAATAACCCGTGGGAGAAAAGAAATGAGTGACGATCTGATCAAGCGGCTGCGGGGTGGGAAAGAATGAGTGAACTGATTGAACGGCTGCTTGCCGAAGAAACTGACCTAACAGACTGCGCAGTTGATCATATCGAGCAGACGGAAGCCAAACTCGCCAAAACTATGGAGACGCTGCGGTTCTATGCAACCATCTATAAAGCCCCTTTTGGCAATCGCGCTCGCGCAACGCTGGCTGAACTGGAGAAAACAGAATGAAACTACTTGCCATCCTACTAATCACATGGATCGACGGATCGCAGTCTTGATACAAACTGCCACCTGATTTAGAGTGCGGCGATCTAATGGACGAAGCTATTGCTTTAGCAAAAGCCAATAGCATGGAATACACCATGATGAAATGCATATACACCGATCAAGTGATCGTCAGCCCACGGCCTATGCCACGCCCAAAGGATTTGTCTTGATGATTGTAGAAATTCGAGGCCAAAGGTTTCCTACAGTCCGCGCAGCTGCGGCAGCAATGGATGTGACAGAAGAGGCGGTCTATTCAGCACTGGCTCGTGGGCGCATGGACATGGTAGGACTAGGCACAACAAAGAAACGGCCTGTCACCATCGCGGGCGTGCATTTCCCCACAATGGCCGCAGCGGCAAGAGCGCTTGGCTTCAGTTCATCGCACTTCAAGCGGGTAATTGACTCTACTAACCCAGCAACAATCTTGCGAATAAAGGCAGCAGCCATTCGCTACAAGGAAAGCATCAAATGAACCGCGAAGAAATCCTACAGACCGCAATCCAATACATCACCAAAGACCGCGATGCGACGCATGGGGATGCAGAAGACAACTTTGAAAACGTGGCATCCCTCTGGATTTGGTGGATGTATGGGCGCGAGACGTGCGTTTTCAATGGTCTTGATGTTGCCATGATGATGGTGCTGTTTAAAATCGCTCGCATCAAAGGCAACTCAGATCACGTTGACAGCTATGTGGACGCCGCTGGGTATCTGGCAATCGCAGGAGAAATTCAATGTATAGAACGCTAGACCGTTACAAGGACGAACAAATCCTAATGGCGCTGCACCTCGTGGAGAACATGAGCATGACGCACACTAAAGCCGCTACTATTGTTGGAATGACAAAGAACGCTTGCATCGGGGCAATAGCGAGAGTGCGAAACGAACCAACTGGTGTGCATAGCATCATTCGCAAACCTGAAAACAAAGACCACAGTCAAAGACCATTGTGGTGGTTCGATCCAACTTCAGAGTTTGGGTTATCAATTCTTAATACCATTGCTAAACAAAATAGACTACAATCCTGAATATGCCAGAAATTAGAGTGGATATGAGCAAGGTAGATCAGGAAGTGGCACATGAGGTTGCCAATGACATCCTGCTTTTTTTTGCTGATATACATGATGAAGGCGTCAGCATCTTGGATATGATCGTGTCGCTTGGCATTGTGATGGAGATAATGATTGAGCAAAGTGCTAGACAGGTGGCGCACACCAGAAGCCACTGAGTATCGAAAGCTATACCAGACTAAGCAATGGCAACAGTTGCGCCGCCGTGTGCTACTTAGGGATGGCTATAGATGCCAGCATAAGCAATGCGGTGTCTTGCTCAAGCGTGGCAGGACAGACCCAAGATCCGCTATTGTCCACCACATTGTCGCGCACAAGGGTGACTTGGATTTGTTTTTCGACTATAACAATTTGCAAGCGGTCTGTTGGTCATGCCACTCGGGCGACATCCAGCAAATAGAATATCATGGCTTTGATCTATCAATCGGGAATGATGGCTGGCCCATTGACCCGCGACACAGGGGCAATCGCTAATGGAAATTCGCCAAAAGAACAGTTTGCCTTGGTCGCATCACCTTGCAATTGGCAACATGAACCAAGCCCATGTGCATCACCAGTTCGGTCGGCATCTGACTATTGGAACGACATACAGCCCTGTATCTGATACGGGCCTTTACAGGACGCCACAGCCAGCCGCTGCAACAGCACTTCGCATCAAGGCTGGTGGTAACGCAGGAGACACCGCTAGCGGCGCTGGTGCGCGTTCTGTAAGGCTGTGGGGGCTGAATGCAAGCGGGGATGAGATAACCGCGATCATAGTTACCAATGGTTCATCAGCATCAGCTGCAACGACTGTGACATTCATTCGGCTTTACTTGGCGGAAGTATATGAAAGCGGGACATACGGCACGGCAACGGCTGGATCACACGTTGGCAATATCACTATAGAGAACGCGGCAGGGACAGAGGATTGGGCGCAGATACAACTAAACGGCTTTCCGTCTGGCACTACAGGCATTGGATCAATCACAGTGCCGCGCAATCATGTTGGCTTGATAACGTCCATCCAGATCAATCCTGAAGTGCAAGCGAACAAGTCAACGGATGTGCTGATCCTGAAGCGCGAAGCAATCTTGCAGACGGCAGGACCTTACAAGCCAATCGTAAAGATACAGGAAATCATTGGCATGGTTTCAAACTTTGAGATTACTTTTGATATGCCTATGGTAGTGCCAGAGCTGACAGACATAGGCGTACTAGCTAAGGTCTCAAGCGGAACGGGTGCTATCAGCGTCGATATGGAGGTGATTTTTCTTGAAGCAGAAAGTTATCCATAGGGGGGGGTATATGCGATCCCTATAGGCAAAACATCCAAAC